GATCGGGGACACCGATACCAACGATCAGTTGATGACTGATGAGGAGATTAACCGATACCTCGACGTCGAGACGAACCTGACCCTGGCGGCTGCCAAGTGCTGCGAAGCTCTTGAGGCCAAATACGCACGGCAGTTCTCGTTCGGTGCTGATGGTGCCAACTACAACCTCGACCAGAAGATGAAGCACTTCGGCGATCTCGCAATCAAGCTCCGCAAGTTGGCTGTGGCCACTGATAGTGAAATCGTAGCTATAACCAGAGTGGACGGGTACAGCGATGACATCGACAGTCAGGATGTAACCGTGAGTAGCGGCCAAGATTGGGACGTAGGCCGCTGGACTGAGTTCGTTTGAGGACAGCATGATTGATCTCGGAGCATCGAACCCATTAGGTGACCATCTACACGCTGGTGTTGCTGGCGACGGTGGGGTGGTAGCTCATGCGAGCATGAGTGGGCTTGTGGCCCCGGCTGACGACCACACTCAATACATTCTGGCTAACGGGACTCGGGCCTTCACGGGTAATCAAAGCATGGGCGGCTACAGCCTTTCAAACGTCGATCAAATCATCTGCAATCAACCGACATCCTCAGTGGTGGTATCCGGAATGTCAACGGCACCTAGCCCGTCGTTCCTCAACATTTTTGCCGTGTGGCAGCCATCAACGCCGGGGTCTGCCATAATGTTCAGTCTTGCCTCTACTATCCTCGGGGCAACAACAGTCAATAGCTGGACAGGAAACGAAGTTGCCCCATTTGTAACCCACACAGGAACCATCACGTCTGCCTATGGGTTCTGCACCTCCCCAGTGGTAGCTTCTGGTGGGGCAGGAACAATAGGCAGCTGGTACGGCTATTATTCTGGCTTCCAAAACTACGGCCACACCGTCACCAATCTCTATGGCGTCTACGTAGAGGACATGACCGCAGGCGGTACCAATGTTTATGAGCTATTCCTTGCAGGTACCGCAGGGGCGTTCTTCCGCCAAGCCACAGAATACATCAACTCCGATGATGCCGATCATCTGGACCTGCACGCTGCCACGAGAGTAGACCTGAACGCCGCTGCTGTCATCGGTGACGGCGGAACAACCAACTATGCCGCCTTTGCTGCTGACGGGGAACTGACGCTTCACGGTACTGCCCGAGTCACGAAGATAGCACTCATGCAGTGGTACACAACCACTGGTGGATCGAGCGCTGAAAACTACATTTACGGGAGTGCTCTGGATGCAGCGACAGATGAATTTGTCTATTGGACTGGCTATGTGCCGCTTGACATTGTGGCCGGGACTGACATCGCACTCAAGTACCGCTGGGTGAACAAGGTGGCCGTGTCTGGTGGGGGCGACGTGGTAGTCCAGTGGGACGGTGACTACAACTATGCCGGGAGTTCAGGCGTCTTGGGAGCGCCTAAAGTTCTGGATGTGTGGGCAACAACGATAACAGACCCCACACCTGTTCAGACCATCTACGAGGAGAGTGCCACTCTAGCCAACTTGACGGCTGGGGATTTCCTTAGCTTCAGATTGCGCCGTGATGCTGACGCTGGTGCCGACACATATGGATCAGACGTGATGGTCTTCGTGAATGCGTATATTGAGTACACAGCCGACAAGTTAGGGGAGGCAACATAATGGAAATCACCTATGTCCAAGAAGGCGACATCTACCGGGTCATCCATAAGACCGACGAGGTGCTTACCGCCGAATCGCTGGCGAAGAAGGAGGTTGGTCTTACCAAGGTGCTGGCCGACCTGACAGCGATCAGGGGCTTGTCACTCGATTCTATCAAACTCACTGCGATGGTAACCAGCAGATACGGGAGTGACCTTGACAGCGGCACCCTGACATGGTCACAGGCGGTCGACCTGCACATCGCGGACTTCAAGACCCACCTTGATGCAATAACCGCAGCCACGAAAGAGAAGTAGATGGCAACTGAAATCATCCAGGCGCAATTCACAAGCTCCGGAGCCCCGGCAACCGGGCTATCACCCACGCTGGACGGCTGGGAGGTCGGAGGCGCTAAGGTGCTGGATGCGGTCGGTATGACCGAGACTGGTGGCGGCACCTACTATTACACTTGGACCTCCTACGATGTCACGAAGCGATATGCGTTCATTGCCGATGGGACGGCAACCCTCGGGGCTACCGAGCGGTATGTGTTCGGAACAAACGCGGAAGTCTACAACGCCATCACAGCGCTGAACACCTATGACCCACCGACGAGAACCGAGGCCACATCGGACAAGGACGCCATCGTTGCGGATATAGCTACCATGCAGGGCAATGTGACTTCGATCCTTGAGGACACGGGCACGACCTTGCCCGCCACGCTCTCGACTATTGCCGGGTATCTGGACACAGAGATCGCGGCGATTCTCACCGACACCGGGACAACGCTACCTGCTCAGATCGCGGCGCTCAACAACATCACGGTCGCAAATATACTGGCAGGCACTGTCGATGGTAGTGAGACAGTTCTGAGCGTTCTCAGGTACGCCCTGTCTGTGCTGGCCGGACTGACCACCGGGGGCGGCACTACAACGCGGACATTCAAAGACGCCGGGGGCACCAAGGCCCGGGTGACTGCCACACTGGACAACAACGGCAACAGGACGGCGATAACTCTGGACGGGACATAATGGCAATCGAGTATTTCGGCAACTGGTTTGGGGATGCGTCCGGTACAGGTGGTGCGGGCGCAACTATCGCTGAGGGCTTGACGTCTGGAGACATCGCCCAAATCAGGGGGATTGCCGAGGGGCTATTGCCGGATACCTGCACCATCGAATATCGTGCGCTCACCGACGATAGCCACGGGGGGCAGACAGTCGCGTACACGGAGAGGGCAACAGCGGTTGAATGCAGGATAGCCCCTAGGGCGGCCAATGTCGGGGTGTGGGCAGACCGGGAAGGCCAGCAGGGGAGCCACATATTGACCCTGCCACATGATCAGGCCATAGACTACGACGACAGGATCACGATAACGGGTGAGAGCGATCCGTACTACATCATCGGCATTGAGCAGTGGACGGGGTCATGGAAGTCTTGCCAACGGGTGGCCATCTCACGATCGGAGTTGATATGAGCATCAGCATGGAATTTACAGCCGATACGTCAAGGCTTGACAAGCTGACCGGGGAACTCGCAGGCAAGGTCAGGGACGCGGTGTTGATTGGTGGGCATAATATCGAGGCAGGGGCCAAGGAAGAGATCACGGCTGTAGGGGCCATCGACACCGGGACCACGAAAGACAGCATAGACGTGAGGCCGGAGGATGGCGGGTTCGCTGCGCGGATCGGGCCACATACCCACTACGCCATCTATATCGAGATGGGAACTGTGAGGATGGCGGCACGTCCGTTCCTCATGCCAGCCTACCATCGGGAAATCCCTATATTCAAAAAGGCCGTGGCGGCGATTGTGGAGCCATACCAATGACCGCGATCAACTATCGGACGATATTGGACGACGCGATCTACGGGAAGCTCAACGTGGCCGGGGTGACTGACATTGCGGCTGGCCCCTACAACACGGTAGCCCCGAATAGTGCGACGAGCCCATGGGCCCAGTTCTCACTTCAGAGCATGAACCGGGATGACTGGGCGTTCGCCGGAGAGGGCTGCGAAGCGCTCTATCTGGTCAAGGCGGTTGGCTCCGGTGGCTGGCCGTATGGCTTCGAAGCCATCGACACGGCGATTATCACCGCTCTGCACGATCAGACGTTATCACTGTCTGGCGCGACCAACATATATATCAGGCGGCAGTCAGACATCCGATACAGCGAGACCATCGGCGGGGTTCGCTGGTGGCATCTCGGCGGACTCTACAAGATCATCTGCAACGACACGTAGGAGGTAGCTATGGCACGAACGCACGGGGGCGGCTCTCAGGTCTTCGTTGATGAATGGGATTTCAGCGGGGTGATTAACTCGGTGGCAACAGATCGGAGTCGCCCGGTGGCGGATATAACGGCGTTTTTAGACCCCGATGCCGTCTCAGTCGCCGGGAAGGCGAGCTTCAGTGTGACACTGAACGGACTTTACTCGACAGCGTCACCGGCATATGACGGCGAGATGTTCACCGACCTGACTTCTAGTAATCGGCTCATTACCGTCTCACCGGGTATCGCACTCGCAACCGGGGGGCGGGCCAAATTCGGAAGGGGTAACATCACGAATATGCCGATTATAAGCAATATCACCGATGCGGTGTTACTCAACGTCACATGGAACGGAAATGAAGTGCTTGTCAACGGTATCTGCGGATTCAGGGGAGCGACTGAGAGCGCCAGCGCTACGGCCACCGCCTACCAGTTGGGGGCGCTCTCCGCAACACAGCAGATGATCGCGTTTCTTCATGTCATCAGTGGAAGCGCCGGGACGCTGGACGTCAAGATCG